AAAAGCCACCCTTCGAAACTCCAGAAAATATCTTGAAAATATTGGCTATGTTTGGTATTACTGATGTTGAGACCATAGAAGACGGCCCAACTCTGCATTAATGTTGTGTAAAAACAACACTAAAAATCGCTTGAAATCAAGCGATTCTTCTGTCGACCATTAAATCGCATAATGCTATACTAATGGTATGATGAAGACACGTAAACGCCGCCAAGACACCCGCCATGCTGTATACTGCATCACCAATACTGTAACGGGTGAGCAGTACGTGGGTATCACTGTGTGTGGTGGCCAAGTTCGTCAAGCCCTGAAAGTACGTATCCAGAAGCACGTTCGTCGTGCCCTGACTGAGGGCAAGGATTGGGGCTTGTGCCACAGCATCCGTGACCATGGCCCTGCTGCCCACGTCTACGGCTTGTTGGAAATTGTACGTGGACGCAAACCAGCCCACGTCCGTGAGCGTGAAATAATTGCACAATTTACACCAGCATTGAATACCAAATAAATATGGTATGACAATTGACAAAGCAAATTTCTGTATGGCCCCTTTTCGTGAGGTGGTCATAGATACCAATGGTGCCCTACTGCCCTGCTGCGAATACAAATACCCAGCACCCAAATATCGGAGTCAGGAAACCTTTAACGAATTTGACCAGTGGTGGACTGATGACATGGGCCAATTGCGTGAGCAGATGTTGACCAATCAGCCTAATGCAGGTTGCAACTATTGCAAGAGCAAAGAGCAGATACCTGGTCAGAATCATCTGCGTCATTTCATAAACCGCAAATATCAAATTGATACCCACTGGATTAAACCTGCAGAGCCTCGTATTGAATTTATGGAGGTCCGCTTTGGTAATTATTGCAATCTCAGCTGCATCATGTGTGGTGCCTATGCCAGCAGCAGCATAGCAGCAGAATATGTCAAACATAAAGATAAATTCGTACAACGTGGATTTCGACTGAATAATGAAGCCAGTTTAAAAACTCAACGTTGGTGGGAAGAACCTGGTGCCATGGACAGATTGTATGCCATGGCTCGTGACGTCAAGTACATCCATTTCACTGGTGGTGAACCCATGATGATACCTGAAGTGGTGGACATACTCAATACCATGGATCCGGACCGGGTCATCAGGGTCAGCATGAACACCAACTTAACTAAATTCAATGAACGTATATACACCGCATTGGGCCGATTTCGGTCAGTTCAGGTCAATGCCAGCATAGAGGGTGTGGCTGAGCATAACGATTATGTCAGGCATGGTAGTCAATGGCACCAGCTGGAGGAAACCATAGTCCGTCTACGCACCATGCCCAACGTCAACATATTACCAGTACATGTATTACAGCACACCAGCGTCTTTACTCTGCCCAGACTCAAGGCCTATTGTCAGAGCAATAATTTGCAGTTAAAATGCTGCGAAGTCTATCATAATTCAGGGCATGGGATATTGACCATTGACAGCGTTAGCCCTGCTGATGTTGCAGTATTTCAGCAGTACCTGGCACAAAATCCTGACCCCACCTTCCAAGCCTGGGTCAACAAGTACAATTTCAATCCTGAGAAACATGCTCGTTATCGCGAATATGTCGCATTACTGGACAGCATCAGAAACACTGATTTCGACACAGTTTTTCACCCCAATTGGGTGTTGTAAAAATACAACAGTAATCATTTATCGACCCGAAAATCCATTAATTGTATACTGTTGATACGGTAAACAAACAGGGGTTGAAGATGCTTACAGCACGTGATTTGGACACAAAGCCAGCTGGTCGATTTGCTTATGCAGCAGCCCGTGACGCTGATCGTTACAGCGACGAGTGCCGTATGCGTTACACAGCCAGCCAACGTGCTCAAGCTGAGACCATGCGTGATATCGTGTGTCTGGCATATACAGGCAGCAACACCTACATCAATTATCGCAAGACATTCATAGTGATCAAAGTGGAAAAAGCTGAGGTCCGTGACCGTCGCATGGTGCGTGAACTGGACGAAATCTGCACAGAACGCAACTACACCAAAACCCGTTCAGCCCAGGGAATAGCGTTCCGAATTGTTTGATAAATGATTCGACCCTAAATTCATTTAATTGTATAATAGTTGTATTGTAAATGATACGGAGCATTAAATGACTAAATTCAACCCCGAGCAGTTCGTGTACGACGGCATGTATTTGCAGTACCAGGGCCAGTTTGTTGCACGTTTCAAGCGTGGTGGTAAGGCAGAATTTGTCCGATTCCTAGTCAAGAATTTCACAGTAGAAGAGTACTTTTTTGCTCTTGAGAGATTACAGCCCATGGAAATCCTGCAACATAAAGGGTTCGTTTCACCAGCAATTAAGAAAGTTTTGAAGATTTGGGGCTTTGAGCCCACCCAAGCTGGTATGCAAGCGTACCTGGCACGAGTTTAATCCCCATTTAATTGAACGGAGTAAGACATGGCTTATATGAACCAAGAGCGCAAGGCCCGGATCGCCCCTGTGGTCAAAGACATCCTGAAAAAGTATCACATCCGGGGCTCGCTGTCAGTTCGCAATCACATGGTGCTGGTGCTGAATGTAAAATCGGGCATCATCGATTTCCTGGACAATTTCAACAGCACAATGGCAGCACAGAAATTCAGCCATACTCCTGCAGAGCGTCATCTGACCATAAACCCCTATCACTATCACAACCATTTTTCTGGTCAGGCTCTGAAATGTCTGGACGAGCTCATGCAGGCCATGATGACAGGCAATCACGATCGCAGCGACATCCAGTCTGACTACTTTGACGTGGGCTGGTACGTGGATGTGAATATCGGATCCTGGAACCGTCCTTATGAAGTTGAAGCATTGATCAAATAAGGTGGCTGTAATGCATAAAATTACCGTTGAAATTACCGACCCTGCAGGGGGATACGTTGGTTTAGTATACCCTGACAGGCTCAGTAACATGTTATCCTGGTGCGTGGATAATACACCTCAACATAAATATCCCACCTCATTTTGTAAGGACGATCCCCCGCTTGACTGGAATTGGAAGAATGTTGGTGATCAAAACCACCAAACTCAACGAGTTGTGGAATTCTGGTTTGGTGATCCACATGTGGCAACAGCATTTGCACTGAGGTGGTCATGAGCAATCGAGCATTACTGTTGAGCTGGGACAACACTGGACTGGAAGGTGTTGTGGAAGTGGATTACGATGCACTGGATCTGGAACAGCAGAACAGAGTTGCTAGTATATTATCCAACCCTAAAGGACGAGATCCTGGCAATCCCTTGAATAAGCAGTTATCCAGTGCCTTGTCGGCTATGAAACTCCGGGCCAGATTCAACACCCAACGGCACTACGAGATCTATCTGGTGCCAGTGGGTGACGCCATCACTGAGCAACACATCAGAAAAATGTTTGAGAACACTCCACAGGATGCTGCTGATCTCATGCGTGAACGTGGTACTCAACTGTACAGCGACCGTGCCCGACCGGATCAGGTGGTGATTCGGTAAGTGTGCTGATTCTGCGGTACCAGGCCCGCCTTTGTGCGGGCTTTTTCTTGGGCAGCTAAATACTACATAATACGGAAAGCCCATGAAAATAACTGACATCATCCGGGGAATAATTGATCTGATAGATCAAGAAACGGAACAAGACCAAGAATCACAAGTGGCAGTGATTGATCTAGCCATCAATCCTGAGCCTGAACCTCAGGGCATGGATCCACTGATGATGATTCGACAATTGGCCGGCATGCCCGACACCAGCTGTGCAGAACCTGAATATGCCAATGAACCTGATGAGCAAGTATCAGCCATGACCGCAGCCTTTCCTGCCGGTGACGACATGCATCACAGCAAGAACCCTGCAGACATCCGCACCAATGCCCCCAGTATGTACCCTGGCTTCCAAGCACAACGATAAGGAACTAACATGAGTCAATATTACACAATTCACACAATCGACGGTGCCGACAGCGCCAAGTATCAGACGCTACAGACCAGCACCACCACAGTGGTCAGCAATGCGTTTACTTCACGCCGTATCCTGATCACCACTGGTAACCTGGCACAGAGTGTGCAGTTTGGTACAGCACCTGGTGTAACTACCAGCAACGGTTTCGTCATCCCCAGCAACACCAGCATGATATTTAACTTCAAATCTGGCAACAAAGTGGCCGTGATCAGCACAGCCGCCAGTCAGATGAGCATTCTAGATCTAGATTAATGAGTGCCAGCAACAAAGGCCCTGGTGTTGATTCCAGACTACAGAATCTGACCAACGCTCTGTATGTGGACGGCAATAATGACATTGTGGTCCGAACCGGATTTGCTGGTAACATTGTTATCTCAGGCAATGTCAATGTGCCGGGTACCATTAATGTTACATCTAGTCCCATTGATCCAGTCCATGTCCATCTAACCGAAGTTGGCACATTTGGCAACTTGACCACATTTGTTCCGGTACAAGGCAATGTGGGCGTTAGTGGTAATGTCGGTATCAGTCAACTGCCCGGCATCACAGTAACAAACTTTCCCAGCAACGTAAGCATCACAAGTTTACCTGGCATCACAGTTACTAACTTTCCAAGTAATGTATCTATAACACAAATGCCAGCTATGACAGGTAATGTGGGTGTATCAGGTAATGTCAGTATAACCAGTATGCCGGGCATTGCAATCACCAGCCTGCCAGAAGTAGAGATCAAGAACGACAGTGGCAATCCTGTTCCTATCAGTGGTACAGTAAATGCTACCCTAACTGGCATCAACTCTGTAACTTTAGGAGCAATGGCTACTGATGCGTTTGGTAGACTGCGTGTAAGCAATCCCTATACACTGTTTGATGGCGGACTGCGTTACTTTGACAACACATACAAGTGGGACCAAGTAGATACTGGCTCTGCCGTTTCCACTTTCTTACCTAATGAAAGTTCTATACTGATGAATGCTACAGAAGCAGGATCAGCCATTCGTCAGACTAAACAGGTATTTTCCTACCAGCCTGGTAAGAGTCTATTGGTGCTGTTGACCTTTGTTATGAACACTCCTACCGCGGGTGTTACACAACGAGCAGGCTACTTTGGAGCAGAGAACGGTGTTTACTTTGAAGTGGCGGGCACAACAAAAAATCTAGTTATTAGAAAATACACCTCTGGTTCAGTAGATGACACTACAGAAAAATTTGCCCAGGCTTCGTGGAATGGTGATAAATTAGATGGAACTGGAGCCAGCGGAATAACATTAGATGTAACCAAAGCACAGATCTTCTGGACAGACATAGAATGGTTAGGTGTAGGAACAGTACGTTGTGGATTTGTTGTTAACGGCCAGTTCATTGTTTGTCACAGTTTTCACCATGCCAACATATTAAACAAGGTCTACATGACCAGTGCTACATTACCCTTGCGATATGAATTGATCAGCACTGGGCCAGCAGCCACAATGCGAGCAATCTGTAGTACAGTTATGTCAGAAGGCGGGTATAGTAATCGCAGTTTTACCCGTGCCATAGGAACATCATTAACTGGTAAAAATCTCAGCGACACTGCCTACATACCATTAGTCTGTTTGCGTATGAAGTCAACAGCCCTAGACTCTATCGTAGTGCCTACAGCTTTTGATGTCTATGGACTACAACTGGCAGCATTTGCCTATCGCATTATTCTCAATCCCACACTGACTGGAGCCAGTTGGACCAGTGCTGACACAGACAGCACAGTAGAGTACGACATCTCTGCCACAGCATTATCCGGTGGCAAAGTAATAACACAAGGTGTATTTGTAGGATCTAACAAGGGCGGATCTGCTATGGTTACTAGCAATGAAATAGACTTTAGCCAACAGTTGGGCAGAACCATAGCAGGTGTGTCAGACATATGGTGTTTGGCAGCGATAGCCACTACCAACAACGATGATGCTGTGGGCATTGTAAACTGGCAGGAACATAACTAATTTTAATCTTAAATTAAATCAAATAATTTGACTCGCCATCCACAACAGTAGTAAAATACCGGATAACCTCGAGATAAATACACTACTATGATACTTGGATTCTTCACCTTATTAATAGCCATGGCCATCAGTGGCGTGGCCGCTTACTACAGTATTCTGGGCCTGGTGGCCATATTTGCCGCAGCCGCCCTGCCTGTGATCATCATGGGATCAGTGCTGGAAGCCGGCAAGATCATGACAGCCATCTGGTTGCACCGTAATTGGGATCGGGCCAACCTGGCATATAAATTATATTTGGTACCATCAGTGATATTCCTGATGTTGTTGACCAGCCTCAGTGTATTTGGTTTCCTGAGTAAAGCACATCTGGATCAGGCAGTGCCCACCAGTGATGTTGCAGCACAGATAGAATTAGTGGACACCAAGATTGTAACTCAACGGGAGAACATCAATGCAGCACGTAAAGTTCTTACTCAGATGGATGGCGCAGTGGATGCGGTGCTGTCTCGTTCCAACAACGAACAAGGTGCCCGAAACGCCAACAATCTCAGAAACCAACAGGCCAAAGATCGGACAAAACTCCAGGATGATATTGGCAAGGCGCAGACTGAAATCGCAAAGCTCAATGAAGAACGAGCAGTCATTGCCCGTGACCTCCGTAAAATCGAAGCCGAAGTCGGACCAGTCAAATACGTAGCAGCCCTGATTTATGGTGATAATCCTGATGCCAATCTCTTGGAACGTTCTGTGCGCTGGGTCATCATACTGATTGTTGCTGTATTTGACCCTCTGGCCATTGTGTTGATCCTGGCCGGCACCAAGCAGATGCAATGGGGCATGGAAGCCTGGCGTGCTCGCCGAGTCGAAAAAGCCAAACCATTTCAAGATGCTCGAATGATAGCCGAGCTTCACGAAATGGTCAACAAACTCACAGAAGAGAATGAGCAATTTTACACACAGAATCAAGAATTGCTCAAACTCGAACAGGATTACAAAGACAACATTGTGGAACTCATGCACGTCAGACTAAGGGTCGGCGAGCTCACTGAACAACTGGCAGCACAACCTGCTCAGCACACCACCCCTCCTGACACCGAGGCCATGGAACGCCAAGCCGCAGCCATTGCACAGCTGACACAGGAATACACCAATATGGAAGCACATTATAGTCGAGTGCTGGGGCAGTTAACGCAGGCAAATCAGGATAATGAAATCCAGGCCACTCTGCTGGCCAATGCCCTACAGCGTAACCAGGACGCAGATCAGCAACGTCACCATGCATATACAGTTCTGGAACAAAGAGATCAGGAATTGTCACAACTCAAGGTGGATCGTGATGCTCTAGTAGCGCACATCAATGAGCTTCAGCGCACACCACCAGTACCAGCATATGAACCAGATGATGGCCCATTGACTGATCAGCAAGTGGAACAGATTCGGGAATTGGCCGCAGCAGATCTACCACAGGGAGAACCTGTACTGATATCTCACATGTTTGATCCCATGGCCAATCCAGATGCTGTGGTGCCAGCACCTCCACGTACAGATTTCGGACCAGAATTCCCCCACAGTCCTGGTAAAGGTGACATGTTCCTGCGTACAGACTTTAAACCCAGCCGCCTGTTCAAATGGAACGAACAGACCTGGATTCAAATCAACAAGAACACCACAGATTCTTATGCATACAATGAAATGTATGTGGCCTTCCTGGTTCAGAAACTACAAGATCGTGAATACGAATGGGACGATTTATCTGCAACAGAACAACAGCAGGTGACAGCCATGATGGGAGGCCCAATTGTCTGAATTCGCTGATGCCATAGAAGTATACACAAGTTTCATCACTCCGCCAGATTTTGTAACCAATGACTATCTGACTGTGGTGTTAGTCGACCCAACAGAACAACAAGTGGACCAATTAGCAGAATTTTGCAGAACAGCCATCAACAGTTATAATGTCTACATCTATCGTAATGGTATGAATGACCTGGACTGGTTAAATGCTGCGCTAACTGAGGCTGACGCTTTCATAGTAAACACAGAACCCAACGAACTTAGTCCCGTAAAAGATCATATTGTTGATAGTCCAAAATCCTGGCATTATGGTCCCAAAAACTTTCTGGGCAACAGCAGACGAATTGCCAGTCCAGAAAATTATTTTCAACAATACGAAACCGGTAAATAAACATATGTCAACATTCAATAATCCTCGCGACAGAGTTCGCGGCTCATCAGTTATAGTCCGCGACGACAAAGTCGAACAGGCTCTGCGTAAATTCAAGAAGAAAATCATGGAATCAGGTTTGCTTCAAGAGCTTCGTGAACGTGAAACCTATACTAAACCCACAACCAAACGCAAGGCAAACCGTGCAGCGGCCAAACGGCGCTGGCGCAAAAAGCTGGAAGCAGACAGTTTGCCCAAAAAGATGTACTGATACACGAACTTCGTGTATAAATACATATGTAGTGCCGATGATCGGGCTACATTTCAAACGTCATATTTTGCTTAACAGGAGATATAAAATGACACAATTCACATTAAACACCCTTGACTTACCTGCTCTTCACCGTCATGCCATCGGTTTTGACCGTATTTTTGACGAGCTAAATCGTACCTTTGCCGCTAGTCGTAGCGATGGAACCTATCCGCCCTACAACATCAGCAAGCTGGACGACACCCATTATGTGGTGGAAGTGGCAGTGGCTGGATTTCGAGAAAATGAACTGAGCGTGGAACTCAAAGAAGGCGTGTTGACCGTAACTGGTGAACAAGTCAAGCCGGAAAATGAACCACAATATCTACACAAAGGTATCAGTGCCCGTAATTTTACTCGCACATTCACACTGGCTGAAAACATGGAAGTACGTGGTGCCACCGTGACCAACGGTATCCTGGCTATTGCTCTGGAACACATCATTCCAGAAGAAAAACAGCCTAAAAAGATCGCTATTACGTTTAATAAGTAGTATAATAGCTGTACCAGGGCGGAATCCTCTGCCCTGGAATTTAACTGATACTTAAAATGGCAGAAATTAAAACCAAAACTGAAGTTCGTGCTCGAATCGCTCCCAAGGAGAATTTGCCCGAGCCCCGTGATTACAACGTCATTTATATGAATGACAATGTCACCACCATGGAGTTTGTGGTAGAAAGTCTCAAGAACATTTTCCATTATACCGAAGAAGGTGCTCATGCACTGTGTATTCGTGTACATGACGAAGGTTCAGCTGTGGTGGCAACTCTGCCCTACGAAATGGCCGAACAAAAAGGCATCGAAGTAACCCTACTGGCCCGTACCAACGGCTATCCACTGCAAGTAAAAATCGAAAGCGAATAGTCCATGGACTTGATGTTGGACATTGAAACACTGGGCACCAAACCCGACACAGTGATCCTGACCCTGGGTGCTGTGAAGTTCAATCCCTATACCACAGACATGCCAGGCCCTGGCTTTTACGTTCGCCCTGATGTGGACGAACAATTGACACGTAGACGTAGCTATCAAGAAGATACACTGATCTGGTGGAACGAACAGGATCCTGTTGTTCGTGAAGAAGCTCTGGGTGCTGAGGGCAGAATCAGTGTTGAACAGATGTTGGCCGACCTCAATCGATTCCTGGTGGGAGTGGATAATATCTGGGCACAGGGTCCAGTGTTCGACATCGTAATCCTGGAAAACATCTATCAGCAATATGGGTGGCCATATCCCTGGCATCACTGGAAAATACGTGACAGTCGTACCCTATTTGGTGTACATGGTGACCCCAGAGTCAAGAACAAAGAGGGTCTGCATAATGCTCTGGAAGATTGTGTCAGTCAGGCACAGGGTGTGCAGCTGACTTATGCTAAATTGGGATTAGAGCCCAAGTTCAGTAAGTGAGACGCCGACGTATATCAGCCCAATCCATGTGACTGTGATCAATATAGTTCATGCTGCCGGCATTACGTCCGGCATTATGTTGAATGACACAGCGACGAAAATTGTTGACCATTTCATCTACCAGTACTTGACGAAAGCCACCGTACATCCAATTGAAATTGTACTCTAGGACTTCTGTCATTTCGGTGTACATGGCATCCAGTTCAGCTGGTGATAGTCGACACAGTCGACTGAGCTCAGCAACGATCATGTCCATGCGCTGAACAGGATCAGATTCTGAATCATAACTTTCATCTATCCAACGGTCAAATGTCTGGAATCCGTAGCTCTTCAGGTAGGCCAGGTTGCCTGGTGCTCCAACCAGAATAAACGGACGTTTGGCCACAATGGGTTTGAATATCTTTTCAGTCAGGTGTAACTTTTCATCGTAGTAGACAGTCTCACCAACTATGTGCCATAAGCCCTGGCACATGATTTCCAATACATCATTGGCACTGAGTGCGCCGTGATGGTCATCAGTGTCAATGACCAATCTGGGTGGGTCAGGCAGCAGAGTATGATATATTAGTTTACGATCCTGTCGGCTGAGACGTGATGCAGGACTGAATACCTCATTGCGAATCTTGGCAGTGATATCCTGTTGGTTCATACTGATGTGCCCGTATTGATCCAGGCCCTGGTCCAACAGCCGGGCTATCAGACTCAGACGATAGCTACGGTTTTCCGTATACAGGTTATTGAACGTTATAAATACTTTAGAGTACTGTTTGATGGGTCTTCGATAAGGTATGTTACCAAACCAATCCAGTGCAGCGAAACCGTGATAGAAATAATACCAATCGTGGAAGTTATCCAGTGTCTTTAGTAAGTTATTTTTTTCCTGACTATGTTCACTATTTGCAAACAAGAAGAAGTCTGGAATAAAGTGTTTTACATCATGGTGATAGAGTCCTTGTAGTCCCACGGTCCATTTATCAAATTTATCATTGGCAGGGAACAGACCAGGATCCCAGAGTTTGCTGACCAATTTATCATGCACAGGTTCTTGATCATATGCAATGGCCATTTTGCTGTAGGATGTGCCAAAATTTTCAGGGTTGGCGTAAATCCATAAATCCGCAGGATCACTGGAACCAAATCGCCGATACCACATATAGTCTATGTATAGTGGTTGCAACAAGTTTTCATAGACAACGTCGTAGAATTTTTCCAGGGAGAACATAATTGAAAGTCGGGTTTATAGGATTAGGGAAATTAGGATTGGCATGCGCTGAGGTAATGGGTGCAACACATGAAGTCACTGGCTATGATATTTATAGTCGACAAAGCGACCTGATCAAAATATCACAGAACATACGTGGCGCGGTGACTGGCCAGGACATTGTGTTTATTGCTGTGCAGACACCGCATGAAGCAGAATATGATGGTAGTCGACCCACAGCGCATTTACCCAATCGTGATTTTGATTACAGCACAGTCCGACAAGTATTAACAGATGTTGCGCCCTGGGTAGCGCCAGAAACACTGGTGGTGTTGATCAGCACAGTGCTGCCAGGAACCACTCGCAGAGAGTTTGCTGATCTGGTGCCGGCCAGGTTTGTTTACAATCCCTATCTGATTGCCATGGGCAGCGTGGAGTGGGACATGGTCAATCCCGAGATGGTGATCATCGGCACAGAGGATGGATCAGAGACTGGTGATGCCAGGCAATTGATAGAGTTCTATCAGACCATCATGCAGAACGATCCCAGATATGTAGTGGGCACCTGGGACGAAGCCGAATGTATCAAGGTATTCTACAACACATTTATTTCAGCCAAGATTGGTCTGGTCAACATGATACAAGACGTGGCAGTCAAACAGGGCAACATCGACGTTGACGTGGTAACTGACGCATTGGCCCACAGTGATATGCGTATCATGGGTCCTAAGTATATGAAGGCTGGCATGGGAGATGCTGGTCCATGTCATCCCAGAGACAATATTGCTCTGCGTTATCTGGCAGAAGAGCTGGACCTGGGCTATGATTTATTTGATGCCATTATGACTGCACGTGAACGGCAAGCGCAGAATTTGGCTGAATTCCTGATACGACAGGCAGACGATGAGATGCCCATCTTCATTCACGGCAAAGCATACAAGCCCAATGTGGCTTATACTGAAGGCAGTTACAGTTTATTAGTAGGACATTATCTGGAAAGCATGGGTGCATCAGTGACTTACATTGATCCCTTGGCAGAAGGATCTCCACCGTTGTTTGTCAAAGGTGTAGTATTGCTGGCGCATAACTCACAAGTGACTTATGGATATAGTGGACAGACAGCCCAGCAGAAATTATATTGCCACATCCAGAGCGGATCCATCGTTGTAGATCCCTGGAGAACATTCAAAACCAATTATGACATCAAGGTGATACATTATGGCAACACACGGTTACAGTAGATATCATACCGGAGCAGTATGGGACGAGGAATATCGCGACCTAGATTATATCCAGGAACAATTTAACGATCCTGATAAATTGGCAGAATGGCAACAGATGGGATACCAAAATGTTGCCACTGGCTACATGTGCGACATGCGTAGTCCCCAACCTGTATGGAATCCCTACATCGTGGGATTTTTTGCTCAACGTGGTTGGCGGGATATTGGCACCAGTTATTACAGAATGGGACCAGGATGTATATTGCCCAATCACAGTGATTTATACAAACGATATGTCAACATCTACGACCTACAGGGCCTGGAGCATACCATACGTCGTGCCATTGTGTTCCTGGAAAACTGGAAATCCGGTCACTATCTGGAAGTTGCAGGTGATGCCATCACTGGATGGTCGGCTGGTGACGTAGTGGAATGGTCGTATGATGCCCCTCACCTGGCAGCAAACATGGGATTGGAAAATCGTTACACACTACAAGTCACAGGGCATATATGATCAGTAGCTATAATGAATGGGATCCATTGCGTAAGATAATGGTGGGCTCAGCAACACACGCCAATTGGCCCGGAACAGATCCGGTATACAGTCAGGAGTATACCAGAACCACCTGGACTGAAACTCCTGTGCCTGCAGGACCTGTACCAGACCATATCGTAGAAGAAGCCAACACAGATCTGGAGATATTGGCCAATTGTCTGGAAAATCTAGGCGTGGAAGTAATACGTCCCAGTGAAATGAACTTCGTACAATATGATGGCATGTACAACTATTGCCCCCGAGATCGTTTGTTGGTGTATGGCGATACTGTGGTGGATTGCGCCATGATGTATCCCTGCCGTGACATGGAAATTGCAGCATTGTGGGAAGTGACTGAATCTGCTGGTCGGGTCATACAGATGCCACGCAACCAAGGGCTGGTACTGGATGCTGCCAATGTATGTCGCATGGGTGATACCTGGCTGTTTTTAGAGAGTTTCAGTGGCAATCGTGCTGCATATCAGTGGTTATGTGAGCAATTTCCTGAGGTCGACATTGAGCTGTGTAACTTCTATGCCGGGGTACATATCGACAGCACCATCGTGCCGTTACGTGAGGGATTGGTATTGTTAAATGGCAGCAGAGTGAATCCTGAAAATTGTCCTGCTGCATTTGATACCTGGCAAAAGATATACATTGACGATGTGGTACCGCAGAGCTTTTATCAATATCCCTATGCCAGCAAATGGATAGCCATGAACATGTTGGTGGTGGATCCTGCCACAGTGATAGTGGATAGCCACCAACATGATCTGATTACAACTCTGTTGGCACACGACTTCAATGTGATTCCCATGACACTACGCCATAGTCGCACACTGGGTGGTGGGTTCCATTGTGTGACCTTGGATTTGGTCAGAGAAACCACTAAATAAGACATAGTCTAGGAACAATACACAATGTCTGATTTTACCCAAGTTGGTGTAGCAAATTTTCGAGCATGTATCAGTGGCACCAGAATGTCAGATACCTCGGCGAAAAAACAAGATATAATTGATACTCTGGAGTCATTCCACAATGTATCTCCTGTCAGTGTCTTGTTCCTGGGTTTCAGTACTTTTATATTTGCCCAATATAATGCCAACCTGTACGCTACGGATCTCACAGACGAAATGCAGGACTATCTGAAGTCAGAGGGTGTGCAGTATACATATATTCCACGTGACCAATTGTCCAATTATGCCAAGAAATTTCAAGTGGTCATAGCAGTAGATGAATTCTTTACCTATGCTGACAGCGATCAATCTCAGCGAGACTTGGTGGCAGAAATTTCCAATCTGGTCACTGACTATGTGATAACTACATTGAGAGACTATAAAAATCAAGACTACCGTGACCGCGAATTTAGCCAGCCCACTGTGTTACGCAATGACGACAACCACATGATATTCTTGGAAGCACATGAAGCCGATCAGACTGATCGCAATGCATGGAGCAGTACAATATATCAGATAGTCAATCCAGACAACAAATTGACCACATACGGTGAATTCCAACGTCGTGCCATGTACTTCAAACAACTGGCCAAGTTCAGCTTTGATGCTGGGGCGACTAATTTTTTAGTACACAAGAATCTCATGTATAAGAGCTTGATCAAGAAGAACTACGAACATGTAATATCAATTAAATTCAATTAACCATGCCAACAAACGAAACTTTCGATAAATTAATTCAAGATCTAACACAAGACATAACAGTAAAAGTTCACAACCAAGTCCAAGAAGTAATTGGGCGGTTGGTTGCTGAACAAATCAACCAGCTGGTGACTCCAGAGAGGATTACTGAGGTCATTACCAATTGTGTTAACAACAACATCAGCCAATATATTCCTGACCTGTCAGCCTTTGATCAACGTATAAATGCCACAACAGATGGCATCACTGCCGGCCTTAATGAACGTGCCAATCGCATGGTGCTGGAGTTTGTAGCACAACAGGTTAATCAAGTGGATGTTCCAGTCATGGTCAGGGACTATGTGCTGAAACAGATGACTGGTAACCAAGCCAATACATTCTTTCCAGAAAACAGTATACCTGGATCTGCCATTGCCATTGGTAGTCTGCGATTGACTGGCGACAATGTCAGTGGGGGAGTCATAAAAAGTTTTGCCAGCACAGGTATTGATGATCAAGCCAGCTCATGTCAAATGACCGTAATGGACCAGGGAACTGTTTTTGAAAGTACCCTGTATGCACCACGGATGGATGTTCGCGGTGATTTGACCGTGGATGGTCAGCTGATAATTCGTGGTGGCATGGACAGTGCTAGTGGAGCATTTGAATCCATCATCAGTCAAACTGCTGCCCGTGTGCAGGAGACCATTGGCCCCAATCTATTGGATCGACATCAGGATCGTGTGTTTGAAAAGATTCGCACTGAAGGTGTGGAACTGGGCAAGTTAACAATTGGTGGACGTGAAATATTTAACGGTCGCATGATGACTGCTGCCATTGTGGACAGTCAGTTGGAAACGGTGGGTGTACTACGTGATCTGCAGACACAGGGTGAAACATTGTTGTGTGGTACCCTATATACCACAAAAAGTCGTGTGGGCATCAACACCATGGACCCAGCAACAGCCCTGAGCATCTGGGAGGAAGAAGTTGAGTTGGGTATTGGTAAACAACAAAAAGACACAGCCCGCATTGCCACCCGACGGGAACAACGCCTGGTCCTGGGCAGTAATGGCAAAGACAATCTGATTGTATTACCTGATGGATCGGTCCAGGCCAATCGCATGACCATTGGCAATGTGACTCTGTCCAGTTCCCCAACCCCGCCCAGTAATGATGCACCACGTGGTAGTATAGTATTCAACGAGAATCCCAATGTGGGTGGCCCCATGGGCTGGGTCAGTTTGGGCAATGCCGCCTGGGCCAATTTCGGCATAATTGACTGATAAATCGTTAAATGTTATAGTTATAGCATGACAAAAACACACACTCCTAGAATTGGTTTTGCTTGCAAATGGATTGACCACCCTGATCAGATTAATGGCATCAAGCCCAATGACGACTGCAAACGACTGAACACCAATGGCACCACAGTGGCCTGGCTCAATCGCCAGACTCGTGCTGTGGCTGAACAAAAGCTCTGGGATCTGATGCAGAGCAATATCGAAAGTATACATCAACTGATTAAAAGGGTAGGAACATTAAATGAGCATCTTCGCATGGTTCGTCTTGGAAGTGATCTATTACCAGTTTATACTCAGCGGGATTGGAGTTATTTTTGGCGTCAGCCTGACGTTAGGCTTTACGCTGAACGGGCTTTTGCCCAGGTTGGCGTGTTGGCTCGTGATCGCGGGGTGCGTCTTAGCTTTCATCCTGGTCAGTTTGTCGTTCTGGCTAGTGATAATCCAGACATTGTTTCTAGATCAATAGAGGAATTTGAATATCATGTCGACATGGCCAGATGGATGGGCTACGGCCAAAAATTCCAAGACTACAAAATCAATGTACATATTTCGGGCCGACAGGGTCCAGAAGGTATCCGTCGAGTGCTGGGACTACTTACCCCAGAAGCCCGTAATACCATTGCAATCGAAAACGAAGAAAACGCCTGGGGGTTAGAAGATGTACTTACTATTAGTGATGTCGTTCCTATTACTCTTGACATCCACCATCATTGGGTACGTTCGGGGGAATATATTCGGCCTACGGACAATCGCGTATTACGGGTGTTGGATAGCTGGCGCGGTGTCAGGCCTACTTGCCATTATTCTGTTAGCCGTGAAGATTGGCTGACAGGGCATTGCCCCAACACGCTGCCTGACATGACAGCACTGAAAGCCGCAGGATTTAACAAACAAAAACTCCGGGCACACAGTGATTGGTATTGGAATTCAGCAGTAAATTCCTGGGCAGCTGGCTTTAGTCCACAGTTTGATATCATGTGCGAAAGCAAGGCAAAAATTCTAGCCAGTCAGAAATTTGCCAATTATGTATTGGGATTGTAGTACCAGTCTTGTTCCAGCATTAGTTTACAATTGTGTTCCACAATAGGCCGAATGGCTGACAGGATTGCTTCCTGAGGCATTTGACACAATCTTTCAACCTGTGTCATGGCCTGGGCATATCGTTCCCAATCATTCTCCACCTCATCATAACTTTCGTCGATAATACCATCAAATGTTTGGAATCCCATGTCTCGGAGATTCCGTAGATAATGAAGTCCAGCAATTACCACAAATAATCTACGGGCCAATATGGGTTTGACGATCTTCTCAGTATAAAAATTAAATTGGTTAACACCATTGGTCTCAGTTACTAAAGTGTATGCTGTCTGGTTATAGATGCCAATGGGTATTACCTGACTTAAATTCATACGATGACCATAATACCGAACCTGATGATAAGTGCCTCTGGGTTCTGTAATATATTCCAGTCCAGTTTCTTCAATTATGAATTGATCTGATTGGCGTAGGTCATTATGAGAAAATTTGAAATAAGTGAGTAACACTTGTGATTTTAAATTGTGTTCAATGACATAGTTATGTACGTAATCTCTGTTGGCTCGCACATTTCCTAATAGCATATCAAAATACAATGGCTTAACTTTGTAAGGACGTAACCTGTTCAACACTTGTGGATTTTCTCGGTAGAATGTTGCACTGGTATGAAACCAATCCATAAAACGATAAACCCGGGCATATTTAAATTCAGCTTTGACGACACCACACATATATATTTCAATTTTGGGACGATCCAGAGTCAATAGATCTGCCACTGTGGATTCGTGCAACTCAGTGCAAAATAACATTATGCGATCAGATGAATCATAGCGACTGTTTAGATCATCTAACCAGGCAGTGTTAGTTGGAAATGGAGTGTGATAT